GCTCTTGCTCCTCCGGGTAAAGTTCTATATCTGTCAAATACATTAGGTATAGCTGATGCTGGTGTTGAAAATGCTTCTTGTGCTTTAAAATCTGGTCCTTCATAGGACTCTGCACCAGTTGGTGTTATTGGAAATATACCACGATCACCTCGTTTTATTTTTCTTTTTTGTTGTGGTGTAATCGTAGATAAATCAACACCTTCACCTAGTTTTATAAACCCTGCATTTGGACTATCTATGTATTCGACTGCCATTGTTATTTCCTGTTCATATCTCTATAATTACTCCGCAGCTTCAGCAATGTTCCCAGTAAAGCCAGCTTCCCCTGCAAGCGGTGTATTTCCGGTACCGATGTTTCCGCCACCAACGCCTGAGTCATCTGCCGGGTTTGCTCCAACAGGTACTCCTCCAGAGCCATCCATGCTTGCTCCTGCTCCATTAGTAGCCCCAACTGGTGGAACGCCCCCTTGCTCGGTTGGTTGTTGTTGCTCATTTAAACCTCTCAATACATCTGCAAAAATTGCTGCTTCATTTACGTCATTTACTAGTTCATTAGGATCAATATCTTGGGATATGGCAAGCTCACGAATAAGATTAGGTATCTTAACAAATGGTGCAAGCATTGGGTTTGCAACAGTTTGTAATAGTGTAACCAATCTTTGAGTGCGTACTTCTTTTTGCATAACAGCAGAAGTACCTTTTGGTTTAATTTCTAGATCCCCTTGAATCTCAGGGTTGCTTTCATTAAACTGCATATTCCATTGAAAATATGTCTCACCTAACGGCTTCAATAAATAATCGTCAATATTTTTAATTACAGATTTTATTGATAGGGTTGACGAACTCATCAACATAGATAAACCAGATGCAGTACGACCTGTGCCGGTTACTCCGGTTTGTCCGTGCATGATACTTGGTATACCTGTTTCTTCATCAGCTAGTTGTCTAGCCTTGTCATACATTTGTGCATTAGCTGGTGCGGTGTTAGGAAAGTTAATGGAGTTAATCGCTGTTCCTGTTACACCAGATTGTCTTCTAAATACTTTACCCGGATAGATGTCATAGTTTTGTCCGGGAACCAACATTGCTTCATCAACGTCAAAAACCACATTGCCAGCAAGAGCAAGATTGTCTATCGCCATGCGAATGTGACCATTCATTAATACTTGTGCGTCTTCCATGTTCTCTGCAACACCTACACCAAATAATTGATATGGGTTGACTTCATATGGAAACGCATGGTATGGCATACGTTCTGGTGTAAACGGATTTACAACCAGACGTAATATTTTATTTCCTGAGATCCACGCATTTACCGAATACGAATCCATGCTAGACATGTTTTCAAAGATTTCCAAACCTGCTTGTTGGGCCATCTTAGAATCCATAGTACCCCAATACTCCAAGACCTCAAAGCGAGTATCGGAGTAGATAGGATCGTTTTGATCCGATTGTAGCTGTGCTTCAAAATATTTTTCTTCATAGTTAGGTCCATTCTCTAACAATTCATTAATTGCATTACGATTAAAATATGGTTCATCTTGAAGTTTTCGTAATTGATCTCTATTTAATTTATGTCTTTGTATAACATATTCTGCTTCATCCATGCTAGTAGCATTAGGATCTGGATATAAATTCCAACATGAAACATGATCTATGTTTGGATTGTTTTTATAAATAGGAGAGTATTCTCTTTCTCCCATCTCATTATTTTGCCATCTAGGTATAGTTTTTTCACTAGTAAATGGTCCTTTAATTATTCCTGTTCCTAATAAACAACATTCAAATAAAGCCTTGCGTAATTTTTTTACTGCATCAGTATTTAATAATTGGTCTTGAATTATTTTTTCCATGTTAGCAGCAGCTAACGCAGCAGGTTTTATTTGTGGTTCTCCAAGTTTACCCGGACCAGCTACAATGTTATCGCTTTCATACTCAGGACCAAGATTACCTACAACTGGATTTTCTTGTCTTGCAGTAGCTTCTGTAGCTCCGGGTAATAGTTCCATGTCATCACCAGCAAAACCAAAAGGACTTTCTGGACCTTGCTGTTGTTGTTGAAGATGAGCAAACTCTGGCATACCTTCGGGAGAAGGTGTTGGTTCTATTACTATTGGAAATTTTTTATTAGAAAATAGTATATCACTAATTTGTCCGACTGCTGCTAATACTTTAACTTTGGTTATCTTCACAAATACTTTAGATTTTTCAGACTCCCTTAGTTTATCAGCATTAGCATGATCGGTTAATCCTCGATAATTTTTGTATGCTTTCAACCAGCGTTGTTCGTCAGAATACCTGCCGTCTTCCGCAACTTGAAATTTTTCACGAATATGTCCTACAAGACCACTACCTAGACTTTCATCTTCTAGGCGTACATCTATAGTTGTATCGCTATCTTTCTTACCTTTGGATTCTATATCAAGAAATGTCATAGAGACTAGTAGTCCTTTTCGTCAGCCATAGAAAAAAAGTTTGGAGATATATTTGTTTTGGTTTGTTGTTTTGGTGCATCCATTGTTGAGGCAAATTTTTCAGCAGGAGCAGAAACCCATGCTTCTACAGGAGCCTTTGCATCTTTTCCGTCAGGAACTTCGCTTAATCTTCCTTGTTCAGAAGCACTTGTTAAGTCTATCATAGTTTGTGGCATTGTTTTATTTCCTTATGTTGTAAATTAAAATTAGTTGTTAGTACCGCACCCAAAAGATCACCTCCTTTGTTGTTAATACCCGAACACCATATCTCTTGGTTCGGGAGCACTATCTTTTATCCTATTAGACCATGTATTAAAGTTGGTGTTATTGAGTTGTCTTAACATACACATATATCTCAATGCGTCATAAGCATGGTCCTCAGATCTTGTATCAACGTCTTCACTATTAGTTCTCGATAGCGGTATCGCTGGCAAAGTCCTAATGATATTCGTACAGTTTTCAAATATCTTGAGTCTAGCCTCTCCACTATCTTCGTTAAGTTGTAATCTTTTGTGTAATTCAAGTTTTCCACTTAGTCTATCTGAGTTAGAAGGCAACCATCGTATACCTTTTTCTATCATTGTCTGTGCTACCGATGGAGCACCTGCTATTCTATTCCAACAAGACTTATCTAATACCGAAGCATACATTGGAGGATCGTTAGCTTCTAATTCATATATAGCATCTGCTAAGGCATCTGCTGTAAGTCGTTTTGCGTAGAGTTCCCTATAAATCCAAATATTGCCATCATAATCAACAGCACCCCATAAAACACAAGAAGGGGAGCTATACCCATAGTCAGCAGCACGAAAACGAGGGTAGCCTCTAGGAAGTTCAAAGGGTTTACAAATATGTGTCGCCCTATTAAACTCAGCAAACGCAGCCCCTTCTGCAACATCCCAATCTCCTTCTAGTAATCTACGTCTTTCTACCTCTGGTAGAGATAACAACATTGCTTCATATTCACCAGAAGCCATGAGGTATGGATTATCTGTTAGTCTAGCAGGAATAAACTTTCTATAAAAAAGAGGTTTACCTGCTTTTGGGTGGTTCGGTGGAAATACCAACGCATTTCCGCTTTCCATGTCTTTTGCAGCAAAGGGTGTGTTTGGTTTGATTGGATCAATAAACATTTTCTTAATCCACCAACCACCAACACCACCGGGGTTTGCTGATGCTCTCATGTATGTCTCAATCTTAGGATCAGTAGTTCTTAATCTAGATCGTAAGTAATCCCATACATAAGGTGTAGGATAATGTCCTAACTCATCTATACCTATCCATGTAAACGCTTGACCTTGAAACCTTGTAGCATCTTGATCTTTGTCTACATACGATAATAAAATGGTAGCTCCGCTTGGAAAGATCCAGAGATTCTTGCTCTCTTTAAAAACGGCTCTTGGAAATGCCTTTGGATATACTTTCTTAGATTGATCTATTAGTTCCGCTAATTCACCAAGAGTTCGTCGTAATAGTAAGGCTCGATGATTGGGATTATCTGCATATCGTAAGGGATCTACCAGAAGTGCATAGCTTTTGCCACCACCAGCTGCACCCCCATATAGCACTTCTTTCTCAGGGGCAGCTAAAAAATCTGTTTGCGGTCCTTCGTTGGGAGAAAAGATTAATTCATGCTGATCTTCAACGATTGCTTCCTTTACAGAAGCCGGTAGAGTAGCCATAAAATCGTTGTTTGCTACTCCGCCTTCATTTAATAGTTCTACGGCTTTTCTACGATTAGAAACACGTTGTCTAGCGTTTTCTGATGCCTTCTGAGCCTTCTTTTTTTGTGTTTTTGCTGCTCTCTCCGCATCTCGGAGTGATTTTTCTGCTAGACGCTTCTTTTTAACAACTCTACTTACGTTATAGTTGCCTTTTTCTCCGTCTTCTAGCTTCGGTCTAGCCATTTAAGGAGTTACATCCACCATTGGCTTCTTACTAGGCAGTAAAACGATACCATGTTTGATTTCACCGCTAACATCTATCTGTTGTCGCTTGGTTATGCCTATTCTATCTAGGACATCTCCTGCTGCTCTATACCTCAACTCTAAACGATTGGTTGGTATTTCAGCATCTACGTCAACATCCATTGTTTTAATGATGTTATCCGCTGCTTTTACAGCTGCACCACTAAGCATAACCTTTGTACGCTCTGCAATCTCTTCTTTTAGCGATGCTAACACATCCTTACGGCTGTGATGGCTGTATTTCGCTGTTTTCAAGGCTTCAGATATATTACCGCCATTAGAAAACAACGCTGTTAGGAAGTTTTCTTGCTTCTCAGTAAGGTTTTTCTTAATTAATCCTTGTGATGCCATTCTTTATAAACTTCAATTAAGGGTTTTGTGTAGGGTATGGTGTTCAATATAGCCATAAGCATTGCAAATATTAGATAAAGGACTATGGATAAACCACAAATATACACAAATGTGTTTGGAATAGTGTGTAGAAGAATATTTCTTAGCCTCACTGTGTACAATGAATCCCTGTTTGGTTGATGTAATTGGGGGGATATTGAGTGTGAAGAGGATATTCCTCTAACCTATACTTCCATTATAGTGTTATATTTACCATTTGTCAAGTAAAAAATGCAAAAAAATAAAAAAAAATTATTTTTATATACTTGTACGATTTTACTTGACAAAACCGAATTTTACCTGTATAATAATATTAAGTATTGACGAAGGAAATACTATATACCCCCTACTTATATACATCGAGTACCTATTAAATACACCAACCTCCATTCTTTGGGGGTTTTTTTGTGGGTACACCTAAGAACACCAACCTTACAAATCCAAAAAATTAGAAAATTTAGAGCATCTGGTTATGTATCTTGTATAGGTACCCTAGTGTCCCTAGCCTACCCATCAATTGAAATTTAAATATATCTATTATTATCAGTATCTTATGACAATCTTATAACATGTTAGATAATACCGGAGTTTATGCCGGTGTAATCCATAGCATTTTAATTGATGTTATAGGCTATGTTTTTATTGTATGCCATTTAAACGCCCTCTAGTGTCCCTCCAGCTTGTTTTAGCTATTTTGTAGGGTATAACATACCAACACGCCTTAAAACGATTTTAAATAGCATTTACGGGCTAGATCCCCAAACAAATCCCCCATACTCCAAACAATACAAAACCTAGTTTAATCAATTGGCTAACATGTTATTAAACGATATTGAATAGCGCATAAAAATAGCCCCGGATAACATCAATAAAAACATTAACCGGGGCTGGAGTTTATGCCGGTGAAAAGGACTAATAAACACCGGCGGGGGAATAACTAGGTTTCAAATTTATTACTTTTTGATAGATTAGCACTAGCTAGAATTATCTCTAAATTGCCTTGAACATGTAAACCGGAAACATTTTTACCCTGCAATGGCACGATATGGTCAACATGATATTTGATAAAACCAGCTATTTTATTTAGTTTATGGCATTTATTATAAATATTATTAACTAGCTTAGAATTATACCAGCTAGGGCGTTGTAGTTTATTTAATAGTTTTTCTCTAAATCTTGCCTTTTCAATATAATAAGCACTATTAGCTTCATACCATGCTTTTTGTTGTGCTTTTATTTTATCTTTGTTAGCTTCACGATATGCTTTCATTTGTGCTGATATTTTATCTTTGTTAGCTTCATAATATGCTTTAGTTTGTGCATTTAATTTTTTTTT